CGAAATCCCTGATCGCTGGTGTCTGGCAATCCAGTACATGCTTGCGCAACATATGGCGCTCTCACTCCCCGCAGTAGCCGTAGATCGTGCAAAATACTTAAAAGAACTCGCGGATCAATACTTCAACGAGGCTGAGCAGGAAGAGCGCGACAAGTCCCCGATTTACTGGGCCCCAAACATTGCTGTGTACACCCGATAATGCCGATCTTTCTCGACACTACTGGTAATTCCTCGCTTGCAATCGCGGTCTGCGACCGGTGCAAGATGAAGCGTTATTATTCGGTGATGCGCAAGGACCCTAACTTCCCCGGGCTGCGCGTCTGCGATCAGGGCTGTGCCGATCAATTCGATCCTTATCGGCTACCCGCCAGAAAGACCGAGCGTATTAACTTACGCTTTCCTCGCCCGGACGTCTCGGTGGCGGACGACAACGAGTACTTGGTCACGAGCACGGGGAATAATCTGCAGATTTCTTCAACGCAGAACAATAACACCCCGGGCAACAACGGAAATATCAACCCCTTGACTCCGAGCACCTGATATGGCCGCACAAATCCCCATTAATCAACTCCCGCCAGCGGGTGCGATCACAGGTTCGGAATTAGTGCCAGTCGTGCAGAACGGGCAGACCGTTCAGACGACTACAGGCGCGATTGCTGCTACTCCAAGTCAGACGCAGACGTTCCTGACTATGAATCAGGAGCTTTCGTTATCGAACAGTCGTTACTTGGCCGTAAATACTGGTCTGGGGCTGACGGACGGTGGTGCCACGTCTTTCCTCCGGATTTCGCTTAACGGCGCATCAGGTTCGCTCGAGGCCGCAGGTTCGGGTATTATCGTAAAAAACTCGGCCAGCACCGTCGTAGCGAGGCAGATCGCGACTTCCGGAGTCGGTCTTTCGGTAGCGAACGCTGATGGTACCGGTGCGAATCCGACGCTCTCGCTTTCCGGGTTGGCTGCAGCCTTCGCGAATCTCGGGGGCTCCGGAATCCCCTACGTAAATGCAGGTACTACCGCCGGGTTACGATTAATCGCGGGAACCGCTGGTCAAATCGACGTTGCTAACGGCAACGCGGTTGCTGGTAATCCCACGATTTCGATCGCCGATGATGCGATCTTACCCGGAACTGGAGCGGTTAGATTACCGTCGGGGTCTACTGCGCAGCGTCCAGGTGGAACGGATGGTGAGTTTCGATTCAACACTTCTCTGAGTGCCTTTGAAGGATACACCTCCGGTTCGTGGCAGCAATTCTCGCTCGCGGGTGGAGTTACCACGTTCAGTGCTGGATCCACAGGATTTTTACCGTCCTCTGCTACGGGCGGTAACATTGTCCTCTCCGGAATTTTGAATGTCAGTAACGGCGGCACTGGTGCCAATTCACTCACCGGATATGTGGTAGGCAATGGATCTTCCTCTTTCACCGCATCTCCCACCATTCCAACAAGTAACCTGTCGGGAACCATTTCAAACGCTCAGCTTGCAAATAGTTCGGTTACTTACAATGGCATCGCGGTGGCGCTTGGTGCTTCTGGTACTATTACCGCAGCGAATCCTAATGCTCTCACTATCAGCACGGGTTTAAGCGGAACTAGTTACGACGGGTCTTCAGCGGTAACTATCGCCATTTCAAACACAGGTGTCACGGCAGCTTCTTATGGGGCGGCGTCCAAAACATTGACCGCTACGGTCAATGCGCAAGGTCAATTGACGGCTCTTGCAGAAACCAACATCGCGATCGCGAACACCCAGGTGTCTGGCCTGGGTACGATGTCGACTCAAAATGCCAGCAGCGTCACGATCACCGGTGGCTCAATCGACGGAACAGCAATCGGCGGATCGACTCCTGCTGCGGGTACGTTTACCTCAGTCACGACCACGACGGGCACAATCAGCACTACCCCGACAAACCCGACGGACATCGCTAACAAGTCGTATGTCGACACGATTGCAGCCACTGGCGTTACTTATCACACGCCGGTCAAGTATGAAGCTCCAAGTCCTTTAACTGCGACCTACAACAACGGTGCGGCAGGTGTTGGTGCCACGCTTACCAACGCAGGCACCCTAGCGGCCTTTGCGCCCGATGGGGTTACAGCTTCAGTCAGCGACCGAATCCTGGTCTATAACCAAGCCACCCCTGCCCAAAACGGCGTTTACACGGTCACGACGGTCGGTGACGGATCGACCGCTTGGGTCCTTACTCGTGCGACTGACGCTGACTCTTACGGCCTCAAGGACCCCAACGCACTTGGCGAAGGTGATGCTTTCTTCGTCACCTCGGGGCTTACCGGTGCGGGTGAGACTTACGTCTGCAATACTTCGGGGACGATTACCTTCGGTACAACTGCGATCACCTTCGTTCAGGTCTCGTCTGCGCAGATTTACAGCGCGGGTACAGGTTTAACGCTTACAGGTACAGAATTCAGCATCACAAATACGGGGGTTACTGCTGCCGCTTACGGCTCTGCTTCTCAAGTCCCGACCTTTACGGTCAACGCACAAGGGCAGTTAACGCTTGCCGCAAACTCAAGCATTGCAATCGCGGCTTCGCAGGTAACGTCGGGTACGTTTGGTAACTCGATGCTTACAAATAGCTCGATTACTATCAATGGCTCTCCGGTGAGTCTCGGAAGTTCGGTGACAGTCACTGCTTCAACGACTGCTGCCCTAACCGCAGGTACGGGGCTTGTTTTTAACAGCGGTACAACCTTTGATGGGTCGGCCGCTAAAACACTTTCGCTTGATGTAAGCGGCGTATCGGCTTCGACTTATGGTTCGGCTTCTCAAGTACCAGTATTTGCAGTGGACACCTATGGACGCGTTACATCCGTTACGAACACCTCGATCGCAATCGCTGCCGCAGCAGTCTCCGGCTTGGCCCCTTCGGCTACTACGGATACTACAGATGCTGCCAATATCACTTCTGGCACTTTGTCTACTTCCCGCTTGTCTGGTTCTTATACTGGGATTACGGGTGTTGGCACTCTTGCTGCGGGTACCTGGAATGGTTCGACGATCGGCATCGGTTACGGCGGAACCGGCGTCACAGCGACTCCCACCAATGGACAGTTACTGATTGGAAACGGTTCGGGTTACACGCTCAGTACACTGACCGCAGGGACGAACGTTACAATTTCTAACACTGCAGGTGGCATCACAGTTTCAGCCACCCCGGCTGCAGGTGGTACGGTCACCTCGGTGGCGATGACGGTCCCAGCCTTTTTGTCAGTCACAGGCACTCCGATTACGACTAGTGGTACTTTGGATGTTACCTTGTCTGGTACCGCGTTGCCGGTTGCCAATGGTGGATCTGGCGCGACAACGCTCACTGGTTATTTGTATGGTAACGGAACTTCGGCTTTTACTGCATCGACAACTATACCTAACTCAGCAATAACGGGTTTGGGTACGATGTCGACCCAGAACGCAAGCAGTGTGGCGATCACGGGCGGTACGATTGACGGAACCACGATCGGTGCCACCACTGCAACGACGGGTAAGTTTACGACAGTGACCGCAACAACAGGTATTTATGGAGGTGCCTTCTAATGGCCCAGTCAGGTTATACCCCAATCCTCGTTTATGGTAGCTCGACGGCTGCTGCTGAGCCTACTGCAGGCAATCTAACGTCCTCCTCAAACGGCGCGGAACTCGCGCTGAATTACGCTGATGGCAAGCTCTTTTACAAGAACAGCGGTGGCAACGTCAGACTTTTGGCGATTGGTTACGGCTCGAGTACCGTCACGCCTACTGCTGGCGGTATTCAGTACGGCACCGGCTCCGCAGTGGCTTTTACGGCAGCGGGAACGGCGGGTTACTACTTGCAGTCCAACGGCTCTAGTGCTCCAACCTGGGTTGCTGCGCCAACGGTATCTGCCGCCACGCCCACCACACTGGGGACGGTGTATGGGAAATCAAACAACGGATCACCTTATGAAACTGCGCTCGGTTATCAAGCACTCGCTGTAACGTCGGGCGGCGCAGCCAACGTAGCTGTTGGATATAGGGCCGGTTACGCAATTACAAGCGGTCAAGGAAACATTGCAATTGGTGCGGAGTGTGTTTATGCAGTGACCACCGGTTCTAACAACATCGGGATTGGCCGAAATGCCCTGCAAAACAATACTGCATCTGATAATGTAGGCATAGGTCTTAGCGCTCTTAACGTCAACACTATCGGCACGCAAGTAGCGGCACTCGGTACTTATGCTGGGAACAAAAACACAACAGGAAACTACGGGACGTTTCTTGGCGCTTATGCTGGGTATAACAACACTACAGGGTCAAATAATACTTATGTGGGTAACTCTGCTGGGTATTATCAACAGACTAATGGTAATAATGTAGCAATAGGTCATTACGCCTTCTTAGGATCATCGACTCCCGCCAATAATACCGGCACAAATAATGTCGCTGTTGGTCAAACCGCCCTCTACAGCAACACCACCGGCTACTACAACACTGCGGTGGGCACTGGTGCGGCTTACGCAAATATTTCAGGTGTTGCAAATGTAGCTATTGGACAGGCCATGAATGCCAATACCACTGGCAATAGAAACATTGCAATTGGTTCAAACGATGGCACTTTCACCTCGCCGCTTCGCTGGAATCAAACTGGTAGCGACAACATTGCTATTGGTACAGCGGCTATTGGTGGTAATGGTAATTGCTCTTTCAACACGGCCGTTGGCTCTAGAGCGATGGAGGCCAACACCACCGGCACACAAAACACCGCAGCCGGTGCTTATGCGATGGGGGGTAATTCCACCGGAAACTATAACAGCGCCTTTGGTTATGCAGCCTTAAACAACAACACCACCGCTTCTAACAACAACGCCTTTGGTTATCAAGCTGCCTACAACACCACCACCGGTGGAGGCAACGTAGCTATTGGTCAAGTTGCACTTTATTCCAACACTACTGGCGTATTTAACATTGCGATAGGTGATGGAGCAATGAACGGCGCTAACAGCGCTACTGAATACAATACTTGTGTGGGTTACCAAGCGGGTAGGGGGATTAAATCCGGTAGCACCAACAATATTGCTATCGGCTCAGGCGCTCTTCCATATACCGCAAATGCCACAAACGGTGGTCATA